ATTTTTCATATGCTTCATTTAGTGAAGGTGAGAAACAAAGAATTGATATGGCCTTGATGTTAACTTGGCGTGCTGTGGCCAAAATAAAAAACTCAGCAAATACAAACTTGCTTATTCTTGATGAAACTTTTGATTCTTCATTAGATGCAAATGGTACTGAAGATTTGATGAAAATTTTACAATTACTAGAAGATGTTAATTTATTCGTAATTAGTCATAAAGGTGATGCACTACAAGACAAATTTATGAATGTAATTAAATTTAAAAAGGATCGTAATTTTTCAAGGATAATAAATTAATGTTAGAAAAAGAAGAATTTTTGTCAGAGTTTTATTCAGATGATGGTACAAAAGTAGCTAAAGTTTATTACAAAGTGTATGGTGGTGGAAATAGTTATATTGCAAAATGTTATAAAGATAAAATATTAGTTAATAGTATAGTAGCACATAATGAATTTGATGTTGAAGCTAACGCAGAGGACTGGGTTTTAAAATGAGTGAAATATTAAAAATTGATACAGGCACAGGTGCCACAATTGATACGGCCAGAGGAGCAATTAAAAAAGATCCTAATTACGCTAAAGATAAACTTTTGCCTTTTGTAAATGAAAATCATGATATACTTAAAAGAGAAATGCCTAAGTTTCTTGGTGATTTACCTGATGAATTTTGGGATACTTTATTGCATAGAATGTGGATAACAATGAAACATACAGGCGGTATAGGATTATCAGCGAATCAAGTCGGTATAAATGAAAGAATTTTTATTATGGGCAATGAAGAAATATGTATTGCCTGTATTAATCCTGAGATAAAGGAACAATCAGAAGAAGAAGAACTTGCAATAGAGGGTTGTTTATCTTATCCAGGATTAATGTTAAGTGTGAGAAGGCCTAAATGGGTAGTGGGTAAATTTACTAATGCAAAAGGTGAAACCATAGAACAGAGATTTGAAGGCCTATCAGCTAGATGTTATTTGCATGAGTTAGATCATATGAATGGTATTAGAATGATTGATCATGTAAGTCCTTTTGCTCTTAAAAGAGCTAAGGGTAAACAAGAAAAGTTATTAAAAAAAGTGAAGAGAAGGAAAAAAGAATGACAAAACAACAAATAGTCGATACGTTAAAAAATCATCTTCTTGCTCAGATGGAAAAACATAGAATGAATGTTGAGATTATGATTAATAATCCAATGGCAATACATGATCATACAGCATGGACAGAAGGTGTAGAGAGTGAACTATCTAAAATGGCTGAATATAGTGACAAACACGAAATGATCACAAAATATCTAGGACATTATTCAAAAGGTGGACATATACAACATAAGGTAAATCATGAGTTCTCTCCAGGTGAAAACATATAAGTACGACCCAAAAGATGATGTAGAAACACAATGGAAAAAATGGAGTAAGTCTGATATAGAATTTAATGATGTATCAGATTCTGATTTGAAAGAGAACATTGTGAAAGACCTCTCATACGTTTCACAAATGGACGTAAGAGAATATACACTATATCAAAAGTTTTGTGAAGTAAAACAAAGATACCCTACTATCACAGTAAATGATTTGTGGGAGGGCGAACGCCAAGTATTGAAAGATGAGAAACAAAGAAAAGCTTTAGCAGAGGTCAAAAATAATATTTGGCAACCAAAAACAAATGAAGATTACCTAGAGTTAGAACCTGAAATGATTTATACAGGTGGTAAAGATGGTATGCCAGAAATATGGAATGCTATTAGAACTTTTACATCTACAATGAGAAACAACTCTAACATAGGCCGTAATCTAGCATATATTATTCGTGATAGAAAAACTAAAAAATATCTTGGTGTAATTTGTATTACAGGTGATTTTATTGACTTAACACCAAGAGATAAATTTATTGGTTGGGATCGTAATTATAAAACAGAAAGTGGTATGTTAAATCATACAGCAATAGGTTCTACGATTGTGCCATTACAACCTCTTGGTTTTAATTATGTTGGTGGTAAACTACTAGCTTTACTTTGTTTATCAGAACAAGTACAATCACAATGGAAGAAAAACTATGGTGATGATTTAGTAAGTGTAACAACAACATCACTTTATGGTAAAACAAAAAAAGGTGGTCTATCACAATATGATAATCTAAAATATTGGAAGCCAATGGGCTTTACAAGTGGTTCTGTTTCATACGAACCAACAAAGAAAACAATATATCAAATTAGACATTGGTTGATGAAAAACCACCCACGAAAATATTTTGAATGGTATGTTGCCAAAAGACCAAATGGTCAACAATTAAAAAGAGATCATAGGCATAGATCGTATGCTTTTACATATAGTAAACTAGGTAATATACCAAAAGAAATTATGAAATCTGATCACGCAAGAGGCGTTTACTTTTGCCCCTTATATGATAAAAGCTGTGCATACTTGAGAGGCGAAGCCAAGATAGAAGATTTAACAAAGTCATTTGATAATTCTACCGAAGCTTTGTCTGAATTATGGAAATACAAGTATGCAAAACCTAGAATCAAACAATTGGTCAAAAAAGGTAGAGAATCTAAAGAAAGTTTATTTTATGATGATTTAATATATAAATCATGGGATGAGGTAAAAGATTCATATTTGCCCCAAATTGGCAGATAGCTGTGTTATAGTATTTACAGAATATGCGGTGGGTCGTAGGACAATCAGGCTCCAACCTGTAAGCGTGGTGTAACTCCACGACACCGCTCCATTGTTGCAAAAATACAACAAAATTAACGCTTGACATTTAGAGATGGTACCTATAGGATGGAATCATAGAGTTAATTAATTGGGAGTTTTAATGTCAATAGTAGAACAAAAAACACAACTAGCAAAATTACTTGCTACTGAAAATGTTACTGTACAACATAAAAAAGTTGATACAGCATCTTTCAATCCTACAACAAGAGTCCTTACTTGCCCTATCTGGAAAGATATGAGTCCAGAGCTCTATGATTTATTAATGAGTCATGAAGTTGGCCATGCTTTAAATACTCCAGCAGATGGCTGGCATGGCGCTGGATCTAATAAAGGCAAAAACTACAAAGGTTTTCTTAATGTTATTGAAGATGCTCGCATTGAGAAAAAAATCAAAAGAAAATATCCAGGTCTTGTAAAATCTTATGTTAAAGGTTTTAATGAGATTATGGGTATGAATCTATTTGGTATTCAAGATGTTGAAGAAATAAATAAATGCCCTTTTATTGATAGAGTTAATGTTTTTACAAAGAGCTCTTACTCTATGCCTATTCAATTCTCTAATGAAGAGTTGTCAATCATTGAAGAGATTAAAAATCTTGAATCATGGGATGATGTTGTTGCTATGACTGATAGATTATGGGATCAGGCAGTAGAAGAAGAAAAAGAAACTGTTACTATGTTTGATTATACAGATATAGAAGAAGATGGTGATGAAGATTCACTTGGTGAATCTGATCAAACTGGTTTTTCCGCTAATGGTGATTCGGATAATGAAAATGAATCTGAAGAATCAGGACCTGAATCTGAAGTTACAGAAGAAGATACTGAAGAAAATGAATCTGATGTTGATGATTCAACTGCTGAAGATGGCGGTGATGATAAAAAAGACTCAAATGTAGATGCTGAGTCAGCTCATGGTAATGTTGATGGTGATGAAGTATACGAACCATCTTGTGAAACTGATGAGTCATTTAGAAATAATGAGAACCAATTACTTGATGTTAACTGTTTAGAAAATGTTTATATTAATATACCAAAGCCAAGATTAGATAGAATCATAGAAGATACTAAATTAGTCAATAAAAATATGACAGATTTCTACAATGGGTTATCACAACGTAGTGATTATTACTTTTCAAACCAGACTAACTGGAGAAGTAATCTTGGTGGTGAAGAAGTTAAAAAACTTTTCAATCGTGGTCATATTATGAATGAGTTTAAAAAGAAAAATGATCGTTTTATCTCATTGATGGCTAAAGATTTTGAAATGAAAAAAGCTGCTACAAAATATGCCAAGGCTAGACTGTATACCTCTGGCGATATTGATGTTAACAAAATTTACAAGTATAAGTTTGACGATCAAATTTTCCGTAAGTTGACAAAATTACCGAAAGGTAAAAATCACGGAATGATTCTTGTATTAGATTTATCTGGTTCTATGGATCGTAACATGGCTGGTTCAATTGAGCAGATTCTTATTCTTACTGCTTTTTGTAAGAAAGTTCAAATACCATTTAGAGTTTTTGGTTTCACTTCTTCACCGCTTGTTCAAAATTATGATAAAGATGGATATAAAACTGATCCAACTGCTAAATGGCACACGGCTGAGAACACTCTTGATCTTCATGATGACTGGGCGTTAAGAGAATTTATTAATTCAGATATGGGTGCAGCTGCCTATAAAGAAGCTTTTGAAAATTTACTCATGGGTAAATCTTCTTGGAGCTACAGCAAAATGTCTGTTAATTATCAGAATATTCCACAGGCATTACATTTAAGTAGCACACCATTGAATGAATCTATCGTTGCTTTAGGTTCAATTGTACCAGAGTTTAGACAAAAACACAATTTAGATATTGTGAATACTATTTTTGTGCATGATGGTGATTCTAATCATAATAGTGGTTATCATACATGGGATGAAGAATACAACCAGTGGAAATTTGTATATTGTGATCGCAATGTAAATACAATCTTACAAGATACTAAGATTCGTTGGGCATCATCAGCTGTTACAAGTAGTAGAAATAATTGTATGACTAACGATTTACTAGAATGGCTCAAAGCTAAAACTGATTCTCAAGTTTTTGGTTTTTTTGTTTCAACTAAAATGAGTGATGCAATTAATTATAGATATGTACCTAAAAATGTTACCAAAGCTTCCAATTTTTATGCTACTTGGGAAATAAAAGATGCGGCTAAAAAACTTGCGAGAAAGCAAAAGTTTTTAGAATCATATAATAGAGGCTTTGATCAGTTTTACATTTTAAATGATAGTAACAAGCTTACTACTGATGGTGAAGAGTTTGAGTTTGAGGTTGCTGATAAAAACAAAATTAGTACCAGAAGCCTTGCGAGTCAATTCACTAAAATGAACAAATCTAGAGAGGTCAATCGTATATTGGCAACGAAATTTGTAGAAAAAATTGCGGTAAAGTTGTAAAAATGCAACATTATCGCTTGACAATTGGGGTTGGTGCTGATAGGATGGTACCATAGATTAACAAAACTTGGGAGTTTTACATTATGAAAGCAGTTAGAGAAACATTTATTGAAGCAGTTAAAAAGTTGGGTAAAGAATCAATTACTACAGCTGATATTAAAGACATTATGGTTGATACAGGCATCGCCCATCCATATTGGTTTACAAATCAAAAAGACCTAAGAATAGGTCGTGGCGTTTATGACGCTTCAGAGTATGTTGCTAAGGTAGTTAAATTACCTAAGACAACAATCAAAAAAACACCAACAGCAGAGGCAAATGTAATTAATTCTGTTGTCACTTCTTTAGAAGTTGATAGTTTGATTCCTGAAAAATACTCAAACTATGTTCCTTTTGGCATCTACAAAGATGTTGAAAGTATTATTAAATCCAAAAAGTTTTTTCCATGTTTTATCACAGGTCAATCTGGTAATGGTAAAACAATGTCCGTTGAACAAGCTTGTGCGAGAAACAAACGCAAGTATGTTTGTATCTCAATGACGCCTGAAACTGATGAAGGCGATTTACTTGGTAATTATGTATTGATTAACGGTCAGATGGAATGGCGAGATGGTCCAGTCACGGTGGCGGCGAAGCAAGGTGCTGTATTATGTATAGATGAAATAGACTATGGTGCGAACAATCTTGCTTCGTTGCAACGTGTCCTAGAGGGCAAGCCATTTCTTCTTAAAAAGAAAGGTGAGATCGTAGAACCTGCTGAAGGTTTTACAATCTTTGCTACTGCTAATACAAAAGGCAAAGGCTCAGATGATGGTCGTTATATGTACACTAATGTACTAAACGAAGCTTTCTTAGAAAGATTCCCTACAACTGAAGAGCAAGATTGGCCTTCAAGAAAGATTGAGATTAACATTCTCAAAAAAGAATTAGATGGTCAAGATGATGATTTTGCTGAGAAGCTTGTCATTTGGGCTGAAGTTATCCGTAAAACATTTGAACAAGGTGGTTGTGATGAAGTCATATCGACTAGACGATTGGTTCACATATCCAGAACTTTTGGTATATTCTCCGATAAGTTAAAGAGTATTGCTAAGTGTATTGCTCGATTTGACGAGGACACCAAGGCTACTTTCTTAGACTTGTATACCAAAGTTGATTCTGGTGCTGATGCTGACTCACTACTCACAGGTGAAGAAACTCCCGAAACTCCCCAACCTGATGAGAGTGTATCATAACCACCGCCCCTAAAAAGCTTTTAAGGCCTAAAAGCTTTTGTAAAAAGGGAAGAGCAACCCCTTTAAGTGTTGCTCATTTTATTTTGGAGTTGTTTATGTCAATCGAGAGCCGCATTGTAAAGTATCTTTCAAAAACTGATGGATACAATACGCTCACCGCCAACCAAATGCGTTCTAAATTTGGTGTTAAAAACCCATCAGCCATGGTTGATACCTTGAGAAAAAAAGGTTACTCAATTTATAGAAACTCAAAAAAAGTTTCTGGTTCAAGAGTGAGTTTTTACAGGTTGGGCAAACCAACCAAAGAGATCATAGCTGCTGGTGTTATGGCGCTACGTTCACAAGGCATTAATGCTTTTGCCTAAAATAGTTGTTTAATTTTGAATTAGGGCTGATAAATATATTTTATTAGTCCTAATTTTTTTATGGAAATATTATGGAAATTCAAGTTAAAGTAGATGAATTGAAAAAACATAAACTGTTCATTGCAACGCCAATGTATGGTGGTATGGCACATGGTCTTTATATTAAATCATGTTTAGACCTTCAATCGCAAATGAATAAGTATGGGGTAGAAACCAAGTTTTCATTCCTTTTCAATGAGTCGTTAATTACAAGAGCAAGAAATTATTTGGTTGATGAATTTTTAAGATCGGGTTTTACCCATCTATTATTCATTGATTCTGATATACATTATAATCCACAAGATGTATTAGCTTTATTAGCAATGAATAAGGAAGTATCTGGCGGTCCTTATCCTAAAAAATCTATCAATTGGGGTAATATAGCCCATGCAGCTAGAGAACATAAAGATATGGATCCAGGTGAACTTGAGGCTTTAGTTGGGGAATATGTATTCAATGTAGTGAAAGGAACAGATCAATTCCAAGTTACCGAACCATTAAAAGTGATGGAGATTGGTACTGGTTTTATGTTAGTTCAACGTCAAGTATTTGACCAAATGAAAGAAGCATACCCACAAATACACTATAAACCAGATCATGTTGGCCAACAACATTTTGATGGCTCAAGATATATTCACGCTTACTTTGATACTGTTATTGATAGTAAAGGTAGTATTACTGATGGTGGTTCAGACAGGTATTTAAGTGAAGATTATATGTTCTGCCAAATGTGGCGTAAGATAGGTGGTGACATATACTTATGTCCTTGGATGAAAACTCAACACATTGGCACTTACGCTTTCTCTGGTAATATGCCAGCTGTTGCACAGTTTACTGGTAAACTATGACAATAGATTACAAATATAATGAAGATGAATTGATCAATGAATTAAAAGAATACATAGATCAAACATATGGGCAACACTATTCAAAAGATAAATTTCAAGCAACTGAATTTATAATAGATAGTGGCCACGGTGAAGGATTCTGTATTGGTAACATTATGAAATACGCACAAAGGTACGGCAAAAAAGATGGCTATTGCCGACATGACCTTCTAAAAGTGTTACACTATGGAATAATAGCACTACATAATCATGATATAAAACGAGGTGATAATAATGAAGTTAAGTGATAAAACAATCAATGTTCTAAAGAATTATGCGAACATTAATCAAGGTATTTTCTTTAAGAAAGGTAAAGTTCTTAAAACTGTATCTTCTCATAAGAATATATTAGCAGAAGCTAAAATTGGTGAAGATGTACCAACTGATTTTGGTGTTTATGATTTAAACAATTTTCTTTCAGTTGTTTCTTTACATAAAGACGATCCATCATTTGAGTTTGATGATAAGCACGTTATGATTGTTGGTATGAAAGGTCGATCAAAAATTAAGTATCGTTTTTGTGAACCAACAATGATTGTACTACCACCAGAGAAAGACTTTGTAATGCCAGAAGCTGAGATAAACTGCTTAATTACAAATGGAGATTTTGATTGGATTATGAAAGCGAGTTCTGTTTTAAGTTCTCCACACATTGCAATTCAATCTGATGGTATTACAGTTGATGTAATAGCTTTCAATGGTCAAGATGATAGCGCTCATACAGATTCATTACAGATTGATAAAGGTAATGGTAATCAGTATAAGATGGTTTTCAAAACAGAAAACATAAGTAAAATTATGCCAGGAAATTATGAAGTAAGTATATCATCTAAGGGTGTTTCACATTTTAAAAATAAAGACGTACCATTACAGTATTGGATCTCTACTGAAACTGGTAGTAAATATGAGGCGAAAGAATAATGGCTAATTTTGTTAAATTTAAAAATTCATTCAAAGGTAATGTTACTGATGAAATATGGATTAATGTAGATAAAATATATACTTTTTTTGCTACATTGTCAACTGATGCAAATAATGAAATGAAAACAGTTACAACATTATATGCAGGTCAGGAAGGTAATTGGGAAGTAGATGATTCTATTGAAGATGTTTATATAAAAATAGCAAATAGGACAGGTTCTAGAAAATCTATATGATGATTTATTATGTGAGGAGTTCCGATGGAACATTTATTATGGACAGAGAAGTATCGGCCAAAGGCCATAAAGGATTGCATATTACCTGATAGACTTAAAAAACCTTTTCAAGAATATGTAAATCAATCTAATATACCAAACTTATTACTGAGCGGTGGTGCAGGTGTTGGTAAGACAACAGTTGCAAAGGCCATGTGTGATGAGATTGGTTGTGATTCACTCGTAATCAATGGTTCTGATGAATCAGGCATTGATACCTTCCGTGTTAAGATAAAGAACTATGCTTCATCAATGAGTCTAGCTGGTGGTCGTAAGGTCATTATTATAGACGAAGCTGATTATCTTAATCCAAACTCAACTCAACCTGCTTTGCGTAATGCAATAGAAGAATTTGCAGGTAATTGCTCTTTTATATTCACTTGTAATTATAAGAATCGTATTATCGACCCTTTACATTCAAGGTGTGCTGTTGTAGATTTTACATTACGCAACGGCGAGAAAGCCAAAATGGCATCACAATTTATGAAAAGAATTACCAATATACTTGGTGATGAAAAGATTGAATATGATGATAAGGTGATAGTAGAACTTATTAAGAAACATTTTCCAGATTTTCGTAGAGTGATTAATGAGTTACAAAGATATTCAAACTTTGGTAAGATTGATATTGGTATTTTGGCTCAAATTGGTGATGTACCGATAGAAAAAGTTGTGGGCCTCATCCATGAAAAGAACTTTAAAGAGATTAGAAAATGGATCGCTACCAATGATGTTGATTCAAATACTTTGTTTCGTAAACTTTATGACACTCTATATGAAAAGTTAAAGTCACATTCAATACCTAAGGCAGTTCTGATACTTGCAGATTACCAATATAAAGCTGCATTTGTATCTGATCAAGAGATTAATACAGTTGCTTGTTTAACTGAGCTAATGGTAGAGTGTGATTTCAAATGAAAGGTCATTACTTCCCATCTGAATCGTTAATTGGTGGCTGGTACATACCAGAAAATGTTTGTGATAATCTTGTTCAATACTTTAAAGATAATTCACAAAAACATGAATCTACTTTAAGGTACAATGAACATGATTCAGATGGTTTTGCTCGTTTAACTAAAAAAGTAGTGAGAACAAAAAGAACAGATTTAACAATACACCCTAAAAACATTGATTCATGTATAAGTGATTATAGAATATGGTTACAAAAATGTTTGATGGAATATATTAAAAAATATCCAATGGTAAATAATGTTAAAGGGTTTAATATATTTTGTGATTATATATTACAATATTATAAACCTGGTGAGGGATATTTCTTAGATCATTTTGAGAATGACCATAGAGGTATAAATTTAAATAGAGTATTGGTCTTTATGACATACTTAAATGATGTTCCTGATGGTGGTACAAATTTCAAGTATCAAAGATTTACGACACCTGCTATTAAGGGTTTAACTGTAATATGGCCTGCTTATTTCACTCATGTACATTCAGGTCAAATAACAAAAGAACATGAGAAATATATAATTACAGGTTGGTATACAACAGATGAATAAAACAAGCCCATTTGAATTTGTAAAACAGATACTACAAGGTAAGAAACAACTTATTGTTGATGATATAACAGAGAAAGAATATAAACCTTTCTTAACTAATCGTTCATTAAGCTATCATAAAGATTGTGTTATCTTTGCAAATGAGATGAATCAGAGGCATTTTTTAGATAATAAGATGCAGAATGACTTTTTACTAAATACTGTGAGATCCATGAGGAGACCTTTTTCAAAATGGTTAAAACCAGGAAAAAGTGAAAATTTGGAATGTATAAAGAGATATTATAATTTATCAGACTCAAAAGCTTTAGAAGCATCTCAAATACTCTCCAAAGAACAAATACAAGAATTGAAAGAGCTTACCGATACAGGTGGTAGAAAGAAATAAAAATGGCAGATATAAACAACTTTATAGAAGTTACACTCGGAGAACAAGATGACTTTTTAAAAGTTCGTGAAACGCTTACAAGAATTGGAGTTTCGTCACGAAAAGAAAAAGTATTGTATCAATCTTGTCACATATTACATAAACAAGGTAGGTACTATATTGTACACTTTAAAGAATTATTTGCATTAGATGGTAAACCATCTAATATATCCGAAAATGATATACAAAGAAGAAATGCAATTGCAAAGCTATTAGAAGAATGGGGTTTGTTAAAGATTATAAACCCAGACAGAATTGGTAATAATGTTGCCCCACTACATCAGATAAAAATTATATCCTTCAAGGAGAAGGATGAATGGAATTTAGTTGCGAAGTATAATATTGGCAAGAAGCCAGATGATGTTTCGTGACTAAATAGTATGGTGACGCCGAAAGGGTCACATTTGTTTAACTTGCTTATTTTAAGGAGAATTAAAAATGGTAGATTTCACTCTCGGACCGCTTGTACACTCAACTTTGG